GGTAATAATCTCATCGCCTCATTTGGTATTGCTGAGATAAAACCTGATATAGATGATTGTATAAAATTTTCTGGTATATATCTATCATATGCAAATGTTACTTGCAATCTTTGAAATGCATTCTCTGATTCGTTATTGAGAGCCAGTGCTGATATTGCTATTGGATATGCATTAATTAATTTAACACCATATACGTTTTTATCAAAAGAATTTAATTGTTGTATTATAATATCTGTTTGATAATTTTTCTTATAACCTAATGTATAATTTTCTGTATCAACAATTGATGACATCCAAGTTTCCATCATATCTTTCATATAATAATCGTTTGTAAGATAGAATGTAAAAGTCACATCATCATCAATAAAACCATTAGGCATTTTAATTGTTTCTTTTTCTGCAGCAAAATCTAATGTATTAAGACTACGACCAGGTATTTGTGATGATTCAGTTAAAAATGCAATATCCCTTGGATCACTTATAAGACTCTTAGCATTAAAAGTACTATTAGCAACCCGACCGACTACATCAAGTGGATTTAAATTTACTAATGCTGCTGTAGGCGGAGTAAAAATTGTCAAAAAGCGATTTGTTTTTGCAAGGCCTTGTCTTTTGGATATAGTAGCTTTAAAATTATCGATTGACATATTTTTTATTTACCTGTATATTGTTTGCGAGAATATCTCCAAACAGTTTCTGCTTTAACTTTCTTAAATTGCTCTGTTGGTAAGAAGATTGCAATTTCCCATTCAGTCATCGGAACTCTTACCATACGACTTTTTATTTGGCTTGTAAGATAGTGTTTAAAGCAAGGTTGAAATTCTTTATATTTTTTTACACCTTTTAATAAATCATATCGCATTTTTGCTAGACGAGTATTTTCACCAACTTTTTTTGGTGCAGTCTTCATTAACTCATCTAAAAATCTTGCTCGTACTCCTGGCGCTAAGTAATGTAAATTTAATCCATAGAAACCACCTGGCGCTGGTTCGACCATAATAATTAATGGGAACCGATCATAATATGGTAATGTAGCTTTATGCTTTGGATCATAAAAGTACATGTACATGTTACCAGCTATTTCTTTTGTTGTAGGATCAAGTGCATCATCTTTTAAAAGACTACGACGATCTACATCACCCAATTTAGCAACATTTTTACGAAACCAATTTCTTGATTGATCTGTTCTTGCTCTAATTCCAGATCGGAATGCTTGCGCTTGTAATGTATCAAACAATGAAGCCATTATTTACCTTTTTACAATTATCAAAATGCCATCTATTAATGCTTACCATACCTTTATTTATACTACTTCTTCTTGCCTTTCGCAGGACCACTTAATATTTTAATTCCTAGACTCTTAAGAGTATCTTCTGTCCAGACTTCAAACTTCCACCCACGATCTTCTGCATATTTCTGTGCAGCATTCCATTTATCAGTATTTTTAATATAGGTAGTCACCTCATTGATATATCTTTTAGTCTGTCGTGCAGGTTTTTTGGGAGGAGATGTTTCTTTTTTCGGCTTAATTTCTATAAGTATGATATCACCAGAATCCATTTTAATAAGTAGATCTACAAAGTATCTATGATATTTTTTATCAACTTTGTATTTGTATGGTACAACAACTTCTTCAGAGTTCCAAGCAACAACCTTCGAATTATTCTCACACCACTTAAATGCTTGTCTTTCCCATAAAGATCTGTATGTAACCTTGCTTGGATCACCTACATATTTTTCTGGTTTTTTTATTTTGTATTTACCCGAATAAGCCATAACATTATTTATAGATAAAAAAGGAGGACCCATTGCGAGTCCTCTGTTTGGTTTACGCTTTTACGTATTTTACGTATTTTACACCACGATAGATATATACTAGTTCTTTCATCGTAATTCTCCTTGGTCGGATTATACGATTCGTTTTGACGCATGAACCTATGCGAGTCGATAAAGATGACCACTCTATATTATATATAAAAAAAGGAGCCCCGAAGGACTCCAAATATTATTATTATATGGAACGGCCGGTGCACCAGCCGCATTTATTATTATTATGATTCTTGAGCTAGCTTAGCAAAATAACTCAGTGTATCATCTTCCTCAGCTTCAGCAGTGTTACCTACCGGAGCAGATTCAGCAGCCATTACTGGTTCTGCAACTGATTGAGCTACTACAGGAGCTGCAGCAACTTCACCTGCATCAACACCTAATATCTTATTGAACTTAGCTTTCAATTCAGCATAAGACTTGTAGTTACTTGGATCTGTAAAGTCAGTCAAAGAATGTACCTTAGAATATACTTCTTCTAGCTTTTCTTCGTCTGAGTTATACAGAGCTGATTGACTACCAAACTCTGACTTGTCGTAGTTAACCCAACCTTCAACCTTACGAATCTTAATCTTAAAGTCAGCACCTTCCCAGAAATCATAAGGGTTGACTGGATCTTCATCTTGGAATTGAGGTTGCATTACATCCATAATCTTATCAAAGATCTTCTTACCAAACTTATAAAGGAATACTTTACCTTCATTTTCTGGGTTAGAAGGATCCGAGATAACAAGGATATTTGAAACATAATGTAGACGACGCTTACGTTCACGAGCAAGTGCTTTATCTTCATCTCGACCAGTGTTCCATAAGATAGTGTTTGCTTCTGAAACTGGATCATCTTGACCAATAGAAGTTAAAGAGTTTTCGATATACCACATACCGGTTGGTCCTTGAAAACCATGATCCCAATAACGGGCCCATGGTAGATCTTCACCTTCCTTGGGCGGAAGGAAACGAACTACTGCATAGCCATTACCAGCTTTATCACGTGAGGGTTTCCAAAAACGGTCATCACCATATGATTTTGTTTCTGCTTTTTGAGATACAGCTTCTGCTGCTTGAACGAGTTTGTCGATTGACGAGCCACGACTAGATTTTAAGTTACTTAAAGACATATTTTTTTCTCCAATGTATGTTTTGTATTGTCTGAATTATCCACTTTATGCATAATGTAATATATATTATAACACATAATCACTAACTTGTAAAGGCTTTTGTTACGATCTTAATCATTTTATCTCGGTCAATCGAAACGTATGGATCGTACTTATGAACCTTACGTGAGACATCAGGCCACATGATAGTCTCGGTTATTTGTTTATCTGTCTTATCCATAAACCTTGTGAGTTTATTTAGTATGACCACAGTTTCTAAACAAATTTCTTCTTGCATGAATGCTTTAATAACTACTGGGTATTCGTTATCATAACACTCAAGCAACTCATCAAATGAATTGACCATTGATGATAGTTTATTTATATCATTTTTAAACCTATAAGATAACGATTCATGTACCTTCATCATATCGTTATAGTTAGCTTCTCCATCAGGACCTAGCATATCACCAACATACTTAACGTCCTTAATGAAGTTAGACACATAATACTTAACAAGATCTTTGCCATAACTCTTACCCAGTTTAGCAAAGAAATACTTGTCTCTACGTTTAAAGAAAGATTGAGGATTCACTCGAGTCTTATAGTGGTACTTTACAGCATCATACCCATCTGTTTCGAAATGTAGCTTTAATGCGTTATAAAGTTTATAAGACTCAAATGGATCCATTTTACTTAAGACAAGACTCATATAGTGCTTCTAGATCTTCCATTTCTGCAGTGGCTTGAGCAAGAGTTTGTTTATGATATACTCGAGCCAACTTATTTAGATACTTCTTATCAATATCAACTTTATCATTTAGCTCTTCAATTGCTTCTTTGATAAAAGCTTTTTCACCTTCGATACGAACCATTGAATTAGAAATTTCAGTCATTGCATCTTTAATGGTCTTACGATCTGCGGGTGATGATGGAATAATAATACTCATTGTTGTTTCCTTTGCTGTTTAATTAAATAGTTTTGGTACATACTCTGTTTCTAAGATCACTTGAACTAAACCTATGATCTCGTTTATTAAAGTACAAATCAATATCACGCTTACGGCATATATCCTTACCAGTAAAATCTTTATCACGATACTCTTCACCTAGTATACGAACATTGATAGCATACATTGATAATATATCTTCAAGGTCTTGCTCTGTTCCGTATGGAATAATCTCGTCTACATAACCGACTGCTTTAAGTTGTGTATAGCGTTCAATAATGGTTTGTACAGGTTGATTCTTTTCTTTTCTATCGATACTTGGATCTACTTGTAATCCTACCAATAAGTAATCACATTGGTTTTTTGCTTCACGTAACATTTGTACATGACCAGCGTGCAACAAATCAAATGTACTACAAGTAAATCCTACTTTCATAATGGTAATTTATTTCCTGTTTCGGTTTTAATTAATCTTAATTCGGCTGCTTCTACTTCAAGCTTTTGTTTGATGGAGTCTGATAGTAACCTCTTTACGTTTGCATAGTCCATCATTCTTTCTTCAGCTAAATGTGTAATAGCATCTATATAACTTAATCGTTTTGTAATGACGATAGATTCAACTGCTGCAGAGAATCTTTTCTTCGTCAGTATTTTATACTCCTCTAATTCACTCAATTTATAACCCTCAGTAATATACAATCCTTGTTGATTCGACCTGTTGGCACACTGACTTTTGTGGTAAGTCCTTTAAGCACATTATCAATTTGCTTTTTCGTTTTCTTTAAGATTTGTGGTAAGACATCATCAGGTTTACGAAGCGTTGTTGTTCGACTTAATTGTGTATCGAAGTTTTTTAACGTCGAACCAGATACCATAAAGCCTGCACTACTACCTGTTACATACTCAGTAAGTTTCTTCTGTTTAACATTGTATACATAAAGAAACACTTTGCCAGGTATTTGAAGTGGACTGATAGATGCCAGCTTATTTGTATTATCCTCTTTGAGATAATTAAGCTTGGCCACTTGTTTATCAGAAGACTTTGGTTTTACAGTACGTGTTTTACGTACGGCTTTATTTGCCAATTGCGTCTTTTCAATATCAGATAAAACAGTTTCGATTTGTTTAATTGCTTTCTTTAAATTAGGGCGTGACCAATGCGAATAACCTTCCACAGCCTGATCACACGTTTTATTGTATGCATCATTTAATTCTTCATACAATGGTTTTACTTGATCAGCAAACATTTTAACGCCTGGTCCTTTAATGCCATGTCGCTTAATCGCATTGAATGCATCGAACTTCTTACTAAAGTCTTGTTCATTCCAGCTTT